CCAATTTGGTTGGAGTGAGTGGCTCCGTCGATCTTTGAGCCGGCTTCTTGGAATACGCGAGGTACACCAACGAGCTTAATGGCTTGTGCGATCGTATGCAGGAGAGAGTTGATCTCCATTTGCGTACCCATGAGCTGCTCAGCGAGTCCTTGGGACCAGAAGCCGAGGAGTCTGTTGGAGTAGTGTAGGAAAACAAAAGGGAACTTGTCTTTGTCCCATTGTTCGTCTAGGAGGATGCCGGCGGTACAAGCGATTGTGTGGCGTCCGTCATTGGCGTCTTTGCCTGACTTGAGCTTCCATCCCTCCACTACCATGACTAGGTCTGAGACGGTCTTGGAGGAGTCGGAGGAGTTGTCTGGAAAAGCTTTTTCAGCTTGTTGGATCTTAGCTTTGTACTGAGGGCACTGTTCCATTAGGACGGCGCGGTCTATAAGCTTTAACTGATATAGCTGCCTAGGGTCGCCGTAGATTGACTCATTAGGGTCTACAAGGAGTTCTGTAAGGAGAACGCGGTCAATGCCTACTTTACCGTCTTGAGCTTCGTAGACTTTAGCACAGCCTGTGCCGGTCACTAGGGCGTCGCGGAGGATCGTTGTCCCTTTGTCATAGGCTTTGGTTTGGTAGAATTCGCCTAGGATAAAGTTATTGAGTTTTTTCGCTAAGTTACGTTCTTTATAGTCTGAGTTGTCAGTGAGGAAGACTGGAGCTGGTCTGGATTGAGAGATACGAGAGACTAGCGTGTCTGTGGCGGATTGAATGACGTTGAAGGTGGGCTTGTCCATAGGGATACCAGTTGTCTGGTCCATTTTGGACATTGAGTTACCAAGGAAGCTGAATAGGGAGAGGTTGCCATAGAGCCGGGCGTAGATAGCGGTTTGGCGGTAGCGGTAGGTTTGAGTCTCTTTGAGGTAAGCAGCGGTGCTTAGGAGGCCAGAGCAGCGCTCCTCCTGCGACATGTTGCCTTTCCACCACTGGTAGACTTTGTCGTTTTTGGGCTTATCCTTCGTTTGGAAGGTAACGCTCTTTGGGGGAGATGTAGGAGAAACCTTCATTTTTAGTTACCTTTCGGTACTATCTCGGAGTAGCCACCGGCTGAGTACATCAAGAGATCCATCTCTGTCAGTTCGTCTGACTCGAAGGTTTTCTCTGGTAGCTCTACTGGGGCATTAGTTTGTTTTTTAGTCTTTTTAACCGCTTCGGGTTGTTCGCCTAGTTCAAAACTGAACTCTGGGCAGGTAAAAGTCTTGACACCGGCTTTACGACAGGCGTCTGCTAACTTTTTGATTTCTTTAGGAGTAATCACTAGAAGCCTCGGCGGGATTTCATCCGTTCGCGGATCTTGTCGATAAGGCTCTGATCTCTTTGATCTTCATCTGAGAGGGTGTCACCGTGTTCGTTTGAGTCTGTAGGCTGTGCGGAGAGCTGGGAGTCGTCATACTGCTCGCCAGTGCCGTCTGCGTTCATGTTGTCGTAAGGGGATTGTCCACCTTCTTCGGAGTTCTTTTCTAGGTCGACTTGTCCGCCGGTGGCCATGCGTTTGCGATGCATAATACGCTCGGCTGGGCTCATAGCCATACCGCCAGCGGCCATTTTGCCGGCTGCGTATCCTGAGTCGTATTCGGACATAGGAGGAGCTGGATAATGTTCACGGCCTTCGGACTCCTCTCCGCTTGGCATCTTGGAGGACATGAATTCAGATTTAGGTTCTTGGTAATCATCTGGCTTGCGTTTGAGGACTTCGGCGTCTTCAACCTTGGTGATCTGGCCACCGTTGGAGAACATGCCAGCCATGTAATCGCGTTCAGAGGGGTCATGTGGAGGCATCTTAGGGGCTGGGATACCTGGCTCTTGGTTCACCGTGTTGGTTTCGCCTTGGGAGCATTTGATTACTCCGCCTTCTCCGTAACAAGCTTCTGTGTGGGTGTGGGCCATGCCACCCTTAGCCATATGTTTTTTGCCATGACGCTTTACGCTATACGCAATAGCCAGGGATTGGTCACGTGGTTTTCCAGCCTTGAGTTCGGTCTTGAGGTTGGAGACGAAAGCTTTCTTGGACCCGGATTTGTCTAATGGCATTGGTTATTCCCCTTGTTCACTTTCAGATTCTTGGTCGCTGTGGTCAGCTTCTTCGTGTGGTTGGCTGTCGAAGATTTCAAAAGCGGCCTGGAGGGCGCTAGCTACTCTGTCGGGGTTACTGTCTTGGATGCCTTGGAGAAGATCTTGAGCAGCGGCTTTAATACCATGATTTGACTCGTCTTTTTCGACGTGGTCTGGTTCGCGCGTCTCGACTACGGTCGTAGGGGGCTTTTTCTTAAACAAAAAAGGAAGGCCAGACATCAGGGTTAGTCTCCTAAACCTGCTATTTTAAACTTTTTTATGTTATTTTTGACAATATTTTAACAGAATTTATGTAAATTTGCTAAAATTCGTCTTTGAGGCGTTCTTCGATCTCTTTTTGCTCAGCGAAGTGCTCCTGTGCTTTTTCCCACATTTCGCTGGATTGAGCCTCTGCCCACTCCTTGGTGCCTGGCTTTGGTTTGTATTTAGGAGGCTCATAGGCAAAGGCTGGGCTCTCTTTAAAGGCATAAAGCACTGCGTCGATGATATCACTATGATATTTATCGGAGATTTTGATTTTGTCTGGTCTGGACTTAGAGCGGTCGATTTCCACTAGGTAGGAGTCTTGGGCGAACTTGCTATTGGATTTGGCTTTGAAGCGTCCAGTTCGGAGTGCGTCGTTGAGAAAGGCTACGTTTTCTTGTTTACGGGCTTTGTCGGCTGGTTCTACTGGGAGGGCGTGTTGACGCCGCATTTCTTCTGCTAGCTTCTTTCCTAGTCCGCCCTCGTCGATAATCATCTTGGTGATGTCGTACTTCTTCTGTAGGAGCTTAATCTGCTCTACAAGCTCAGAGAGCCCTTGCTTGGCTGTAACAACCTCGTCTACAAGGTAGGTGCAGGGTTCGGTATCAGACCACGCTAGGACCGCTATAGCGTCTGCGTCGTTGAAGCCTAAGTCGATGCCCATTATGTAATTGTATTTCGTTGGGGGGCTTGGCGGCATCTCTGTGTAGTGGTTTAGCTTGTCATTGTAGTGTATCCACAGGGAATCACTATCTAATACCCACTTACCGTAATACTCTCGTTGAATGCTAGGGTCGTTTGAAGTCACACCGCGACGCCTTAGTTCTCGGTCGAGGAGAGCCTGGTGGGTCATCCCTGACTTTTTGGTGATGTGTGGGTTATCGAAGTAGGTCCAGCCGTGATGGGACCAAGCCTCAGACTTTTCCATCTTGTCTTTGACTACCCCAGCGACCTCGGCAAAGTATCCTGTAGGTATAGGGCCAGGAGTGCCAATGAGGCAAAGAGTGCCAGCATAGTCCAAAAGAGCAGCCGAAAGAACGTCATCTATAAGTTCCTGAATATACGGGCGAAACGATTGACACTCGTCGATATAGACCTTTTTGAGCGCTAGACCGCGAAACTTCTCGATCTCAGACTCGTCCTTGGCTCCTGAGCAGTATATCACTGAACCGTTCGGAAAGAGCATCGACAGCTCTGTCATGTCTTCAGAGCCACCTAGTGCGAAGTTACGATTTAGTTTTTGAAGCTCTGGCCAGATCAGCTTCTTAGCGTTATTTCTGGACAGAGTGATGTAGAGGCAAACGATTTCTGGAGTGCTTAGAGCGGTGTCCACTAGGTCGGCGGCGCAGGCTATGGTCTTGCCGGAGCGGCGAGAGCATACTGCGCATTTAAACGGTCGGGGATCGGTAACGAACTTAAGCTGCTTGTCGAATAGAAAGGTATCCAGCCTAAACGGCTCTATGGGCTTTGGAGAGGATTTGATATATCGCCCTTCCGCGTCTTTGACGCCCGCACTGAGCTGCTTAGGCTGAATAATCCTTCTAGCCACTGGCGGCTTCTACGGAAAGGCCCTTGACGGTCGGCAGGGGCACTAGGAACTTTTGGGGTTTGCCGAAGCTGTTCGTCCATTCGAGCTGGAGACAGGTCTCGGCTTCATTGAGGCTCATCTTGAAGTTCTTAAGAGTCTTGTTTTGAGGAGGAAAGGTCTGTTGAAATTGACCCTCGCCTGGAATAAACACTACGTCGTGTAGCTGGGCATAGGTTACGATTTTAGACACTTGGTTGTTCTCCTTCTACTGATTTGGCGGACTCGGCTGCGGCTGTTGCTTCTGCTTGTTTGGCGGCAAAAGCTTCTGAATTGAGACTATCGAGAGTTTCGTGGAACATTGCAATGTCTCGGCTAAGGCGGTGGACTTGATACACCGCTGAGCCAAGCTTTGCACAGGTTTGAGCGTAGTCTTGGTTAATGGCTTCGATTGGACGCGTGGACTTATCTGACATGTTTACCTCTTTAAACGAACGGGTTATAGGTTACTGACGGACGCTTTTTTAAAATCGACTGACCAAGTTTGGTTACGTGACTGACCACTTTGACCTCTTTGGACACCAGCTTGTTGGCTAGGCCGATGCCTCTCCAGCGAGCCTTTACGAACACCCAGTGTAGGGTGTCTCCGGCTCCCACCGAGTATCCTAGGATTACGTCTGGAGCGTCTTTGAGGCAAGCTATCCTAACCTCGGTGTCTGGGCGGTCTAGGAGCTTCTCTAGGAAGGCATGATAGTTCTTGAAGTAGGCTTTGGAGTCCATAGCTAGGAAGGAGTCGTTGCCATACCGGAGGCCCTTAAGCCATGAGGCTAGGATTAGTGGCCTATCGCTCGAAACTCCCTCTCTGATTGTCACTAGCTCCTGGTCTACTTCCGACATTTTTCTAGCATTTCTTTCTTAAGCTTTTTTATGGTCTTGGTAACAAAATCAGCGTGAGAGGTCATTTTGCGGTCTTTGAGGACTATCATTATTTCTCGGTAGCTTTTGCCTTCGGAGTGAAGCCACCAGACTGTTTTTTCTTGGTCATTAGCGAACTTGTATTCATGAAGGAGCTGCCCTGCGAGTTGAAAATATGCTTGCTTTATCTTGAATTGGTCCGGTGTATAGAAGAATTGAAAGTCTCTGCTATGCCATCGTTTGAGGTTGCCGTCTGGCTGCTCAATGTCCTCGAAGCCTGAGTTTTTCAGGAGTCGATCGGCTTCGGCTTTAAGCCGTGCCCGTTGCTTGTTGTCCATTAGCTACCTGCGTTGTTGACGCCGTAGCTGCGGCTTGTTGTTGAGCCTTGATCTCTTGAAAGACATAACTAGACACTTGTTTAGCGGCGCTAGTTTGAATCACTTTGTAGAAGTAGAAATTAGGCTTGCGGTAGACAGTTTCTCCGAGATGGAGGACGATGCTAGCCAAGACGAACTGAACCGAAGCCCGGCTGTCTGTAGGCATATCGTAGGTGGCCATGATATGATCTGTCCACTCCTCGAAGGCAGCGACGCCAACCGGGAGCCTTGTAGGGAAGAAGCCTCGAATTTGATTAAAAAACCTAACGATCTTTGCTGTGTATTTGCTCATGTAAACAATATGACATAAGTCCTAGCAGACACGCAAGGAAATTATTACGATTTTTATTTACTAATGATTTTGAGAAGTTAACGCAATAAAAGGGACAGATAGACCAGAGACAAGGAGCAGTAGAATCCACAAGAGTATTGTCCCTCGTGCTGCAATGCTGATCCTTCTATCTAAAGCGTTGATAGTCTTGTCCTCCATCTAAGCCGCCTTCTTCTGCTCTTGAGCGTCATTCGACGTGAACATAAACCGACCAAACAAGCCAAAGCTAGCCTTGTTGTGGTTGTGAATCATCAGCTCGTCGAGGGCTAGATCAAGCTCTGCTTGCTTCGTCTCCAACTCCTCGAAGATCTTTGTAACATGAGCCATAGGACCTGTGTGGTGTAGTTCGAACGTATCGCTATGCACCAGCCACTTACCGTTGGACAGCTTTGTAATTTCAAGCATATTATCTCCTCTTTTGTTTTGCTTCTGGCACCATTGCCATTCCTGCTTTAATCAAGGCTTTGTATTTTGGGTATAGCTCGGCTTTCAATCCCATCTCAACGGCTTGCTTCTTGGTAACTCTCAACCATTCTCTGCGGGTTTTAAGTTTGCAGCCGATAGCTATGTTTTGGGGGGTGATCGTGATAGAAAAGCTAAAAGCGACAACAAAATTAACTATCTCGTCGATTTTAGATACCCGCGCATTGCCGGATACCCACGCATCGCCGGATACCTGCGCATCGCCGGATACCCGCGCATTGCCGGATACCCACGCATCGCCGACTTGGCTTAAGTTACTCTCTTTCTCGATATAGCCGCCTAGTTGACCGTTAGAGCGTTTTTCGATGCGGTAAAGCGTAACATGTCCAAGCTCTAATTTTAGATCAAGCCTAAGTTTGTACTTCTTCATGCGATCCTCTCTTTCTAATTACAGAATAACAAACTGAGTCAATTTAGTAAAGAAAATAATTCTACTTTAAGTCCGCTAGGTTAGTAGCGATTTTAGGGTCAGCCTTCAGAGCTACTCCTGGAAGTTTCACCGTGTTCTCCATCGCGTCCTTCAGAGCGGCAACCATAGCTTCTCCAAGCTCTTTGGGGCCTTCTAAGATCAATTCGTCGTGTACTTGCATGACAATCTTCACGCCGGACCATTGAAGGTCAGTCTTTGTATTGTTTTGTATTTTTTTCCATACAGCTACGGCGGCTCTGTTCATGATCGAGGCGGCAGTGCTTTGTACCCTATGGTTCATACTTAAGTTGAGCAAGTTTCGCTGCTCGTATCCAAGCTCTCTGTGAGAGGCGCCTTTGATAATGTCCATAGCGGCTGGAATGCGTCGAGGTCTACCGAATAGGTTGTGCACTACACCGTTCGCTTTGGCTTGCTCGTGGCTCTCCAGTATCATGGCTTCTACTTTCGGGTAGGTAGCGAAATACCGCTCGATAATGTCCTCACATTCCTCTGTAGGAAGTCCTAACTTGATGTGCTGCTGATAAGGGCTAGTGCCGTAGGGAGTAGCCAACGCAAAAGCTTTTGAGATGTCCCTAAGCTTTGGATATTTTGCACCGAAAAAGTTCTTATCCTTCTTGAATAGAGTACAGTCTGTTTTACCGAAGATCGGCGCTCCCACTACGCTATAGAAGTCTTCTCCTTTGGCGAAGCAAGCCATGAGCGTCTCGTCTTGGGATGCTGAGGCGAACACGCGAGGCTCTAGCTGCTCATAGTCGGCCCCAACGAATACTTTACCGGGTCGAGCGACGATGCAAGCCTTGACTCTCTTATCTTCTCTAGGAAGGTTCTGGAAGTTTGGGGCTTTGGAGCTGTATCGACCGCTAGTGGTGCCATGCTGGAGGAAGCTTGGGCGAATAATGTTGTAGACAGCTCTGGACTCAATGCCTTCGACGTAGGTGCTTAGGAGCTTCGAGGCTTTGGCATACTCCAAGAACTTCGCTACCCATTTGTAACGAGGAGCGATTTTGCTTAGCGTTTCCTTGCCACAAGCTAGGTAGTGCCAATAGTCGGCGACCTTCTTTGGTCTGCTCATCTTCTTGGTCTTGTAGTTGAACTTTGAGCCTTCATATACTCGACCAAAGTTGTCCTTTACTGTCTGAATGAACTCCCTTTTAGCTCCGGCGCTGTATGGCAGCTTCATGCTCAGAGCCTTGCAGAGCGCCCGGCCTTCGTCGGTGAGAGTATTAAACTCAACACCGAGTTTGTCGAATAGAAGCCACGCTATTTGCTTAGAGGCGCTAATGTTGAAGGTTTTGACTTTTGAGGTGCCGGGATACTTGTCTTTGACATCGTCTTCGATCTCTTTGTAAATGAAGGCTTTAGCTTGAAGGATTTCAGTCTCCAGCTCACATTTGAGCTTTAGGAGCTTTTCCATGTCAACGCGGAGGCCGGTCGTATTCATCTCGTAGGTGGGGCCTTTAAAGAGAGGCATTGACTCGTCCTCATAAAAGAACTTGTCAAGATTCTCCTCCCCCAGCTGGCATACGTCCTCGTAGAAGATTTTGAGGGTTAGGAGGGCGTCTTTGGCGCCGTAGTAAGCGATTAGGTCGGCGTCAGCTTTGTACAGCTCGTACCTATCTTTGGTGAGCGCTCCGCCGTTCTTTGAGACACTGGCTTTCATCTCAGCTTGTTCCTTCTTGGCGTCCTCTCCGTAAAGAGCTACAGCACGCTCTTTAAGAGCATTAGAGCGGTTTTCGTTGAGGAGATGACCTGAGATGAGGGTGTCGTGTAAAAGCTCCTGTATCAGCTCTACGCCAAAGTTATTGAAGATCATGGAGGCATCAAAAATGAAGTTTTGACCTATGAGATTTTTGGTCTTGAGCTTCTCGAAAAAAGCTTTGGCTCCTTGCATTGTTTCGAGATAGATGAGTTTCTCCTGGGTTGGGTCCCAATAGCTCAAGATGACGTAGTAGGCTACTTCTAGTTCGGAGCATACCGAGAAACCGATGATCTCGGACGCTTTTAAGACACCCGTAGTCTCGGTGTCCAAGGCCACTAAGGTCTTGTCAGTTAGGTAGTCCTCCAACTCCTTCAGTTGTGCTAAGGTCTTGACTATTTTCAGTTGTTCCATTTGCTACTTCCTCCTCCGTGGTCCAGCTTATCGACTTGTATGGCATTACGTCGGTCTTGCGGTCAAGTTTACGTTTATTAGTACACTTTTTATTAAAGAAATCAAAGACTTTTTCGTCTTTCTGCGTAAGCTCGTTTAGGTGCTCGTTGGTAGGATTGAACTTGAGTAGGTAAGTCACGTCCTCTTGGATGTTGTCGAGGTTTGCCTTTTTGTGACGAATTTTACAGAACTTGAAGGCGGTAACGTAGAGACAGCCTTCTTCCGAATGGCACTTCTTCAGAGGTTGCCAAAGGGTAATTAGGTAGTCGCAATAGCTCTCGAAATACACCGTGCCGTAGGCTGCGTCTTTGTTGAGTTCTAAATCGCCTGAACCGGCCTTCTCTCTAGGAGCTTGGCTTTGCATCACTAGGAGCGTGTTGGTGCTTATGGCAAACGCCTTCATTTGGTGGCAGATGTCCATGAGATCTTGATTCTCGCCATCCTTACCTTTTTTCTTTAAGGCACCGATGTGGTCGATCACCACGCAGCCGATCTTCTTGCCCGTGACTTTCTGGAATTTGATAATGTATTCTTTGATGTCATCGAAAGAGAGGTTACGGTATGAGCCGTCTGGGTCATAGTTGTCGATCAGATGAACCTTCTCGTATAAGGCTTCGTTGCCTTCGCACATGGTCTTCCAGTGGTCGGCGATCTCGTTTACCGGCTGTTCCAGCGGTATGAAGAAATGCTCATAGTCTGGGTTGGATTGGACAAAGCCTCGGAACAGGTTTAAAGCCACTGTGGTTTTGCCGACGCCGCTACCGGCTACTAGCCCTATCACCTGGCCTAAACGGAAGCCGTGCTGGGTAGCGTCTATGTAGGACCAGCAGGGTAGCCTGGTACCTTTGATAGCGTCACCACAGCGCTGTAATACGCTCTTAACGGTGCTGGAGAGGGTTAGGCTATTGTCAGCCTCCAATTCGAAAGTCCAGATCTTGTCTACGATGTTAGAGGCGTAGGAGATGCGATGCACTGGTGCTCTGTGTCTGGCCTTGGGGCTATTGGCTAGGACGGTCAATGCCTCCTGCTTCGTAAAGCCGTCAGTGAACAGGATATGTCCTAAATGAAAGTCGGCTCTGCTTCTATCTGGAGCGTCTCCTCTCCAGATAGTGTTAACCTCTTTGTTTTTCTGAACCATTTTGAGGAACTTAAGAGGGAGCTTTTCGTCAATCTTTACGTCGGCGTCGACTTTGTAGGTTTGAGCGAAGTGTCTTTTGCAGTACTCCTCGTCTTCGTTGGAAATAGGGGGGAGTGCTTTGTCGAGGTCTTCGCAGGTATAGGATCTGTCGTTGTCGAAGATGAGTTCACAGAGTTTTAGGTTCTCTGGGTCCTTGGTGTTGAGGGTGTCTGGTACCCTCATGAGCTGACAGAGCTTGCCTACCGCATCGTCTGTGTCTAGGAGGCGACAGAGGCGACGCTGGAGCTTCAAGAAGCTCATAGCGTCAAGATCGACAACTTTAAAATAAGCATGTACACCGTTCCCGCTATCAATAATCCGGGTAGGAGTAACGCTACAAACTTCAGCAATTCTAGCAATAAAAGCGTCTTTGTCGGCATACTTGCCTTCTTTGAGGTCCATGTCTACAAAACACCATTCAAACTTGTCGACCTGAGAGCCTTCGACCGTGGTGCCTTTTTCGTAGATGCTTGGATAGTTTGAAAACCAGTAAGCGTTATAGAAGTTTTGGGAGTTCTGTTTTTGAACGTATTCAAGTGAGAACTCGCCTTCAAGGACTACTTTCCTTGTAGGAAACTCTTCTTTAGCCCAAGCCGGTAGAATCAGGCGGTAAATCATGAGCCTCCAGTTAATTAGGTTGTCCCGATTTCGAGCCTACCTCGGGACCACAGTAGCTTTGCGGGGCGAAGAGAGGAGGAACCCGCGCTCGTTCCTATGAAGCCGCTTTGCCTCGACCGGCAAGAAGCGCTTGGACTTTAGCTTGACGAGCAGCATTAGGGGCTGCTGCTGGACGCGCCGGAGGGGTTGCGCGTGCGGCTGGAAGCTGCTCGTCAAGGGCGCTGCCCTCTTCGTCTGCGAAGTCGGATTCGACAAAACCATGATCGGTATCGTCATCTCCTGTAGCTTCGTTTGAAGGTGCGCTCAAATCAGAAACATCAATGTTGTTGTTCTTGTCTACCTCAACCTTATATTTGTACATAGGATTGTTTTTCGTTTCGACCATGCCGGAGAACGTGACGCGAGTCATCGTTCCTGGCTGTACCGAGCGGAGCTGGCTGTCGAGGTTGGTTTTACCCCAAACGCCGAGATTTCCATCCTTAGTCTGGAAGACATGCAGATAACAAAATCCGCTCTTAGACTTAGCACTGTCTACTTTGCGGGAGCCGAGGAAGTAGCCTTCTACGCTCGTCGGGTTCTTCTTTCCAGTCTTTCGGTCAGTGCCTCCGATCGAGGTCGTTACGCTGCAATCCAAATCTACTACTTGTTCAAATGCCATTTTGTTATCTCCTTATTGGTATAGTTACAGTTACGAACGCTTTTGTAAATAGAAATCTTTGGTCGCATTGTGCAAAGTCAATCGAGCGCGGATAATTGTTGTCAAGTCATTTTTGGTGACATGATCAGTAACGACAAACGCCGTTCCTTGGGAGTCCCACTTCGACAGCGTATCGTAGGTGACATAGCTGCGGGTAGTAGGATGATAGAGCTTGCGATTGTTATAACGAACGATCTTTTCCATGATTTACTCTCCTTTGTTGAAGTTAAAAGACAGCTGCTCGGACACTTTGAAAGGCTCAGGACTCTCTAGTTCTAACGAGATGGGCCTCCACTTATAACCATTAACACAGTCGGTCAGAACGCACAAGAAAATTTCTCCTCTGTCTGTTAGAGCATAAAAGCTATCTGGATGACAGACGGCGATCTGTACGACCTTATTCTGGATCGGCATTTTCTCTCCTCTTTCTCGGCTCAGGCCGCTGGTGGTGACGACGTAGTGTCATTACATATTGAACAGTACTTTTTGTCAACGACTAATTTGAAACCCTTCGCTCTCGTCAGATGCTTAGCGCAAAGAAGCGGGACTCTTTTCTTGGGCTTGGGCTGAGGACTGATAGGCTTGCGAGGTCCTGGTATGATACCGTTAGCCCACAAAAGGAAACCAATAAAAGCTGCCCAAGAGAAAGTTATGACGTAGAGAAGGATCTCCTCTCTGGTCACAAGAAATTGTCCTGGAGCAGATGATACAATGCCTTCTCAAGCTTGTATACCGTCTTGTGTTTGATTTTCACCGGCCACTCGAACTCCATAAAGTGTAGAAGTTCATGAATGAAGGTTCTGAAAGTCTCGTTGCGGCTCATGCCAGCCCGGATGAGAATACGCTTCTTTTGTGGATCTGTCTCTCCGATGTTCTTCAATCCCTTAACGAACTTGACTTTATAGACTTCGTCTCGCAGGTAGACTTTCTTTGGGTACTGGTCTTGACTAGGTATTCTCATTTGTTCTCCTCCCAAGCTTCAAGAACTTTCTCTACGTAAGTGTCGTTGACGATATCTCCATCCTTCGCTATCATACAATGCCCTGCATTATAGCTTGCAATAGCGCAAGGTAAATCATTAGGATGACGACGAAGCTGATAGCGCAGATACTTACCAGCAAATCGGATATTCTGCTCCGGGTTAAAGAGATCTTGCTCTGTCCCTTTGTAACCCATGAAATGAGCAGTTCGCCACTGAAGTTGACAAACCCCAACGCTAGTATGGCCACCGTCGTCAGGATGGACTGCTTTAGCCACATGCTTAGACTCCTGCCAACAAACGGCGCTTAAAAGACCAGGAGGAAGACCTAGCTGCTGAGACACTGACAAGAACAGTAGGGCTATTGTTGTTGTACTCATGATTAGAGCATATCAAACTGCGTTAGAAAAGTCAAGCTTGAAGGATATCAAGGACTTATCTAGGAACTGAGCGCCTGAGAGATTTGCGCTTCTCTTTACTTAGGAGGTTCTCGCCGGAGCGTGTCTCGGCGCCGCAGCTTTTACACCGAAATCTTTGGAACTTGCCGGTAGAGGTATAAAAGAAGCCTCTAAGACGAAACTCGGTGTGTCCGCATTTACACTTCTCTGGGGTACCTTCGCTGTAAATGTTGAAATTGATTGAAGAGTCCCAAGGGATGAGTTTTTCATAAAGTTCTTGGGTGGCAAGAACATCGTGCTTGTTATAGCGCTCCATCTCTTTCCAAGCGCTCAAGTTACCAGCGAGGCACTCTTTCCACATCTCGAAACCAGGAAATTTCTTGTGGCTGAGCTTCTTGTACTTCACACAAAGCTTATCTGACATGTACTCTAACTTATTGCTTGTAAACCCAAAATGACGTTTGGCTAGTTCCAAGGTGTCGATCTGCTTATAGGAGCTTGGAGGCTGGAAGCCTTGTAGAACAAAACGGGCGTTCAGCTTCTTTACGTCGAACTGGCGGCTATTTTGACCTATAACGATGTCCGCTTCGTCTAGGAGGTCCCACACCAGTTTTAGGAGCGCTTTGTCGTCTTCGATGTTCTTGGCGTTGCGCTGGTCTTTGTAGATGACTTCTTTAGAATGTAGCCATTTGGCGCTAAAACTCAGAAGATGCCAATCAGTATGTATCTGATTTAACGAGACGTTTTGATCCCATAACTGCCAGATGTATCCAAGTAGAGGACTAGTTTCGATGTCAATAATCAGGACTTTTGGACCGTTCATATTGGGAGCCCTCTAATTGCTATTTTAGACTCTACTGCTTGGTATCGGTTGCGGGCTCCTGTTGGATCGGGTTTGCTGGTGGGATTGGTGCGGTAGCGCGGACAATATAACTTTGGACATCCTTCGAGCGCTGGTCAATTCGTTCGAGGTTCTCTTTGATATTTGCTTGAATCTCATTGAGACGCGCTGTAACCTCTTTACCGATCTCGGCATAGAGCGCTTGTGTGAGGATCTCTGGAAGGAGTTCCTTGGCGATTTGTCGGAGCTGACTTCTAACTAACTTTGCATTATTACTCATTTTCGTCCTTTCGTTCGGCTGCGTCTTTGTAACTAAACCCGCTTGGATAGCGTTTGCGGAGCTTCTCGACGTTGATGTTTTCTACTGTTTCCATGCTGACGCCGGTCACTAGGAGTAAAAACTCTAAGTACCAGCGAACGTCGCCAAGCTCTTTGATTAGTTCGTTTCTATCGAGAGGCTTGTTGTGGTAGAGATGCTTTTTGAGCATATCTGCCACTTCTCCGGCCTCTCCTGCAAGACCTAAAGCACCCATAGAGAGGTTAGCTTTTTGATCAGGAAGGAAACCAGCAGTTCTTGCTACTTCTTCTCGGTAGGTCATTTTAGCGCCTTTCTTTGGTCTTTCTCGGCCTTACTCTTTATCTTATGACACACTTCGTCCACGGCTTGCAAGTTATTTTCGACACACCACAGCCGATCTATTACGACGTTGAGATCCATATCTTCAAACTTCTGACCAATCGGAACTAACGGGTCGATATGGTCGACGACGGCGTAGCTTCTGGCGTCTGGCTTACCACAGATATTACACCGGAACCACTGTTTGACTCTTGGGCGGTCTGGATCTGAGTGCTTGATTAGAGCAGCCTCTATTACCTTCTTATGAAGCTCTGACCTAGAGAACGCGCGCCTAAGACTGCCCTTTATGGCCTTTCTGTCTTTTGGTGTGATTCTAGGATTTTGCTTCATTGGGAAGGGCATATCTGACTCTCGTCTCCTTCCAAGTTAACTTCATATTTTTTATCGAACATCTGCTCAAGCTCCCTGCTATGCTCAATAACCATGACATTTTCGTGTTCCAAAGACAACTCCTGAAACAGAGAGTAGGTCTTGGCCTTCAGCTCTGGATCTAGACCAGCTAGAGGCTCGTCCATGAATAGATTGGAGAAATGAACTCCGGCGTTATTGGCGGATTGTTTCATGATAGCAAGGCCGAAGGCGAGCTTAAGCATGCACCGTTGGCCTTTGGAGAGTTGAGTAAAGACGGCCTGGTAGCCTGATTTGTAGATACTCGCATCTAGGTCATCGCCGGAGTTTGCGGAGAATACGACCTTAATCTCCGCATTGAAATGAGCCTCTAGGACGCGGTTAGTCTCGGCTTGGGCCTCTCTGATGCTCCGTTGGAGTAATTCAGCCCTAAGCTTGAAGGACAGGTCATAGAGAGTATTCAAAGAAACAAGGTAATGAGACAGCCTATTTACCTCATTTGTGGCCTCCATTACCCCATTTTCTGTCTTGGCAATTTCATCTATCGCCTTATTAATCTGAGCCTTGAAAGGATTGACTTTTTTCTGCTCTGCCTCTAGCTGGTCACCGTAGCGGTTGATCATCGCTCTAGCGGCCTCTAATTGCGTCGTATGTGGGTTTACGAGGGATAAGGCGTTAGTGAGCTGGTCATTAAGGGCATCGAGCTTAGCTAAGGCTTTCGAATACTTCTCCATACCGGCTCTAGCATTCTCCATTTGCTCACGATGCTTCTCAACTGTGTCAGAGAGGGCTGGTCCACCGCAGGTGGGGCATTTCTCGGCTTGGAGGATTTTAAGCTGGTCTTCCATCTCTCCATATAGGCGTCTAGCGTATCTTAGGTCTATGCTACCGGACTTGAGCTTTAGGTTGTTGATTTTCTCCGTAATGCTGTCGATCTTTTTACTGCTCTCCTTGTCCCAGCCTTCCGAGGCAGTTTGGAGGGCTTGGATTTTGGTGTCTTTTTCGACTTCGAAGCCTTTGAATTTGGTTTTGAGGGTTTTGATTGCTTCTTGCTGAGAGGTGCTCCACTCGTCAAGACTGTGGTGGGAGCTGCTAAGAGATGCTTTAAGGGTATCCAAGCGTCCAGACCTTGAGGCTTGGTCGATTTTGGCTTGTTCCAGTGCTTTTTTAGTTTCCTTACGGGCTTCAGAAGCTCTTTCAGCGATGAGTATCGGAAGGTCAAGCGGCGCAATTGATTCGAGAATTTCCCGTCTGTCTTTTGCTTTAGCTGTGAAAAAGTGAGACGTAGGGCCAAATTCAGTAAAATAGCTTCCGGTACAGTATAGAGAATAAGAGATGCCAAGGCGTTCTTCCAAAAGCCTTTGAGTTTCGGGAAGGTCCTTTCCCCTAATTTGCCTGCTAGCCTGGTCGCCCGACTTTGACGATTCGTACCAAAAAAGGTCGTTGTCTTTTGAGGAACCTCTTGTTCGGAAAACAGCGAGTCTGGAGGTACCCAAGTCCAGTTCGATATGTCCTCCGGTGGGTTCCGAAACTTGCCAAGTCTTGATCTCATCTGCGTTTCCTCCCTTAGCGGTCTTTCCAAATAATATCCAACATGGGATATCAAAAATAGTGCTTTTACCGGAACCGGTTGGGCCGTGAATAAGAGACAAACCTGTAGCCGAGAAGTCAAACTCAAGACTTCTATAACTGCCAAAATTTGTCACTTTGCATTGGCCGAGTTTCATTTTTTTGTCCAGGAAGGAAAAAGACAACTCCAGTCGTAATTTTTGTACGCCTCCTTGAAAGCGACAGTGGCGTTATTATACACGATAGGATCGATAAGTTGGCAGTAACCTTGTATTCTTACTTCTATTGGCTCTTGGTCAATCTGAGCGGAGGTGAGTCCACAGAGTTTGCATTCTTCTATGAACGAAGTTAAAAGTTCAACTTTATGCATCTGATGCTTGCAGTTCATGACACTAGGGTCCTCCAAAGTCCTTTAAGATTTGACTTCTCTTCTGTAGTTTCTCCAGAGGCGTCTACAATCTCGTCCATAAGAACATCCTCTGTAATTTTAATCTTTTCCCTCTCCTCTACTTCTACCCCCTCTGTAGGGATTAAGTCAAGTTTAAAGTTTGAGTGTCCTAGGAGAACTTCACCTATCTTCTTTTTGTCGATTTTGACGAGGTCGCTGGGAGCGCCGGTTACTTTGAGCCAAAGGAGGTCATTGGGCTTTAGGTCAACGATGCTTTGGTACCGTATACCGTGTTCGTCGGCTGTAGCGTTCATTACAACGTGTTTGCGGAGATTTGTAGGGACGAAGGTTAGGGTGCCGTCGTCGTTTAAAATCTGGAAGCCTTTAGGGCCATCACCGGCTTCTCCGAAAGTCAATGAAAACGGATTACCTACGTAACTGAACAATCCCACCGCTCCCTTTCGAGGAGGTCCGCATTTGATGTCCTGTCGACGGTGGTAGTGACCAGAAATCACTCTGAAGTCTTTAAAGGCTTCTTTAGGTAGGGCGGATTTGTCTTGAACATAATCACCCGTGTGGCTTCCTTCGACGCCCTGGTGAGCTATGATAAAGCTGACACTCCTTGAGCAGTAGTTTAAAGCCTTTGAGAACTCTTCAGGATTGGATTGATAAGGTATGAAACCCACAAAAAAGTCCTTGCTGTCCATCTCAAAGTCCATAACCCTAGGCTCGTCTATGATCGAATCAACGTGAGGCTTGAGGAAGTTTAGAACGTGCTCTTTGCCTTTCTCATTCACCAGGGAGTGGTTTCCCACGAGGAGGTAAACCGGAACTTGCTTCTCTTTGGCATATTGCATAGTGGCGATTAGGCGGTTCATTACTTGGCCACGTAGAATGTCCTTGTCGTTAGTGAGGTCACCGCAGTCTATCAGCGGGACGTGAAGTTCGGCGGCTTTGTCTATAGCCTGTCGGAAGGCGTTGTCCGCGAGTTCGAGGGTGCTAAGGGAGTAGTGTGTGTCTGAAATGAGGCAGGCTAGGGGGTTACTCATTTATTTTTCCTCATCAAGTACATAACGTCGCTGGGGATATACCTGTCTGTAAGAAAATTTTCAACAGGGATATGGCCTCCGCAAAGATCCACAGCCAACTGGTTAATCATAGAGTGCATTCTCATAGGAACTAGAGCCCAGACCTCTCCTCTTCGTAAGGCTCTCCAAAAGCTTTTCTTACGTTTAAAATTCGGCTGAGTGCCCATAGATCCGGCATCCTCCAAACGTGGAGGAGCGTCCTTATTCTCACTAGATTTAACCCTATCGGCTTTAGGGACCGAAGATTCTGACACTATTCCGCTCCTATTACATTGATACCTTCTGATGTAATTCTAAGCGTAAATTCCTTTTTGTTCAAGCCTGATTTATCTAAGTGATTTTTAAAAAGTTTCCAAGTTACGTCGGCTCCAGCCCGAACCTTCTGCTTGTCGACAGTCTTCTCGTACCAGCCTCTGCGGGAGGTCTGAAAGGTCAAGGAACTGAAGAAATTAACTGCTTTGCCTCCAGCGTTTGTCTTTCCGGGCGAACCTATATTATCGTAGCAATAATTAATTATAAGAATCGCGGCGTTATCGTTGTCTCTTTTGCTGATCATCTTGTTGATTGCGAGTCGATTAATCTTGCCTTTGCCTCCGGGCTTAGAGTCTTGCTCCATAAGATCAATTTCACTATCCCTCTGAGAGACAACATTGCCGATACTGTCAAAAACGACCAAAAGCGGCGAACTAGGGTATTTGGCTTTGAACGCATCCCACGCAGCAAAGAGTAAATGAAAAGCTTCCTCTGCAATAGAAGACTGAACGAGTAATATCGAACTAGTATCCACTCCCCAACTCTGAAGGTCTTTCTCGGTAGTCTTTGACTCAGTCTCAACATAAATCACCCCTACCTCTTGAGCTTGTGCGGCTTTCATAGCTTCAATCGCACAGGACGTTTTACCGCTATCGCTATCTCCTGCGATCATAACCAGCTTACCGAAGGGTAGGCCGGGAACGCCAGTTACTTGTTGCCACCAGCTCGGCATGGTAATGTAGTCGGCGTCTGTGAGTTTGGAGAGATTAGATCCTACACCGATGCGCTTGGCTAATTTCGGATTGTCCTTAAATTGTCTTCTCACGTCGTTTGCGAGGGAAGACATGTCAAACTTACTCACAGTCCTTCTCCTTTGGCCATTGTTCTGAAAAATATATGAGCATTATTAAAAATATCGTAGTAACTACGCAAATACGCGATATCGTTTTCGATGCGTTCTAAGTCCTCTCTAGCCTTCAGATACTCAGCGCTAGCCTCGGCGGTGACCTTGTTCTCCGTCATCGTCTTGGCGGTACCTTTGCTGAGTTCTTGAGCATATACCGCTGTCTGAACCGACGTATATTTGATTTTGTCTTCGGAGAACATATGCCGAATATCTGTGATCTTGGCCATAGCTACTAAAAATTCGCTGGCGCGTCTTTCGGCCTCTGGCAGACTGATAGACTTTGACAACGAGAGTAGAGCTGAGTATTTTTCGATTAGATCTTTGATTTCTTGCATTAGTCTGTCTCCTTCGAGGTGATAAGGACGTTCACCGCTGCCATGAGCAGTAGGTTTGAGATGTTCGGATCGTTCATCTGCAACGAGCGCTGAAGGCTTCTGACGCGGTCGAGGTCATCAAGCCTGTTAGCTTCATATTGATCCTGGATTAGTTTGATAGCGGCTTCGTATGGTGAATAACCAGACTCATGATATTTATACCTCATTTGGTGGCGCCTTTCTCTTTCATCAAAGCCAACAAAAAGCGCTGCTTGAGCTTCAATGACTTCTTAGCCTCGCGGTACGGTGCTGCTAGCTCTGCTGCTGCCTCTCTGGCCTTCTCCAAGTCTTCGTCATTCTCCTTCATTTGCTCGTTTTCAGCTTCGGCCTTAGCTAACACCGAGAAGCGTGCTTCTAATGCGTCAATAGCCAGTCCTTGAACTTCGGATACGAACTCGGGACATTCTTTTTGGGCCTTGGTTTCGATTGACTGTTTTGGTCTACTCATTTTCAGACTCCTTTTCGTCTAGTGGTTGTTCTCCGAGGATCTTGGGACACTTTTTACGAATATTTTCAAGCTCGTAGTGGGCAGGGAAGTGACGTAAAGCCCAATAAGCTCGTTGCCGAATATCTTTAGGTACCTTCGGTGTCTTTTTTGGGTCTAACAGATCTCGAAGGAAGTTTCTAGCATGCAAAATAGATCTAAATCGTTCATTCGGTAACGTCATGAATTTTGCTCCTTTCCAATCATCTCGATTAGTTTATCTCTTTGAGCGTCCCGTGCATCACCCCGTGCATCACCCCATGCAGCGTCCCATGCAGCGTCCCGTGCAGCGTCCCATGCAGCGCCCCGTGCAGCGCCCTGCACAGCGCCCTGTGCAG